GCAAATGACATTTAATTCTCCTTAATATGCGATATATGCGATGTATACGGTTTATCCAAAGTGTTCCATAGTATAGGACCTATACTTAGCTAGGTCAACACTATTTATAAAGAATTTTTCATATTTTTCAGACTTTTTCCTCACTGCCTCCCATAAAATATCATCATCGAGTTTCTTAGTCCAATAGTCATAAAAAGGAGTGAGCTTATTCAAAATAATCATAGTTTCGATACCCACGTCCTCTTTAATAACCAATCTTAACAAATAAGGGTGTGTTTGGATAACTTTAATGTTATCATCAAAATCACTCTTCATCTGCTTCAGATCCTCTTGGAACATATACCCCATGCTCTGCTGACGCTTTTGCCAATTAACATATACTGCATGGGTGTTCATGTTACTTACATCCCCAGGCCAGAAATTCTCATTGTAGAGAATATTAGCCAGAATGAATTCAGTAGGGTTTTTTAATTTAGATAACTTCTGAAACTGATACTTATCTCGTCTCGTTTCGAAACTATCGAACCCGGTATTGTTTAGCTTACCCTGATACTTGAATATGTCATAGTCAGAGGTAAAGTGCCTCTTCAATCCCATATACGTTTTGTATGCTTCGTAAGCGTTCATATAGGTAACCTTGCGCTCTTTGTTTTTAGAAGCCTAAGTTGTTCTGCTTCTGCAGCAATCTTACCTTTGAGTATTTGACTACTCTTTATTAAAGACGCCGCAGTCTCAACCTCAATATTGTTTTTCTCAACATAATACATCACTGCATCAAGATAATCGATTTTCTTTTCCTTAACAACCATCTCGATTTCGAGAGCAAATTGCGAGGGGGTTTTTATCTTTAGCTCTATCATTTATAAAATACATGATCCTGAATTTGCACGGTTTTCCTTAAATACTTATTCCATGCTGGGTTAACATAATTTGCATGATAATGTGTTGCCCCGTTAGTAACACTAATATTATGCAATACTGATAAATATATGGTGGCATTTAAAACATCTTGCCAAGTTTTAGTCCGCGCCCACTTATTTGTGCGATCACTACGACCATCACAATAATAAGAAAATTGACATTTGTTCCTTACCGGTACTATTTTGTTATGTACTCTTTTCCACCACTTGTTGATAGGACCTTGATGAACAACACCACAAATGCTATTGGGATATTTATTAGACTTAACCCTATTCATGATAACTTCACCAACAGCAAGTTTACCCACAAAAGGCTGATTACCAGCTTCAAAAAGAATTGCTTCAGCTAGACAATGTCTCTGCTTGGCTTCTTCTTTTGTTATTTCTGGCGATGCAAATGCTGGAACAACACAAAACATTGCGCCAACAAAGGTCGAAACGGTCTTCAATTTCATTATACAACTCTCTCCCAATCAAAGCAAATAAGACGCTTTTTAAACTTCCTATCTTTATTATCGTTCCTTTTGATGACAAAGTCAACGCATCTATTTAAATATCCAACATGCTCTGTAATCTGATTGAGGTATGATCTAGCCCTATTAGGTGAGTTGATATATAATTTATGTTTCTCCTCAAGATCAGGATGAAACAAGAAGTGATCATATTTCTCCTTGTCGATCGCTTCGAAGAATTCCTGGTCCCCATGCCTCATACCAGCAAACTCCATATCATACCCCCCAGAAGACCAGAAACACGGTTTCGTAATTAACCATACGTTTGGATGAGCAACCCACTTCAATATTTTCTTAGGATCATATAAATCGTAATCCTCTGGGTTGTCTATATGATCAAAAAATACTTCAAATACATAAAAATGTTCTTCCTTCAGAGGTGTAGTTAGAATAGCTTCTATCAATTCTGGCCCAGGTTGAGCATCAATATCAATTAACCAATTCCAATGCGTTTTCGATTTAAGCATTGCTAGGTTCCTACACCCATGGTTATTGAACCCAATATCCTGTTTTACTACATATCCTCTTAAATTAAAACTGTCTTTGTATAACTTTAAAATATCTGTGAAGATCCCTCGATCTTCAGCCCCATCATTAATCATCTGAACAGTTATTCTATTCTTCAGTACATCATCTAACTTAGAAAAAAAGTTACAATGATTAATTAGTTTATCAACCTGACCATAATAGGTCAGTGATACAGTAAGATCAATCATTTACCACGCTCGTCAATTTAACTCGATTTAATCCCATCATCAGAGCCTGCATTTGAACCCACTCTTTTGCATACCTGGTATTACTAAATTCTTCACCGAACCAGGGCCCTCCATCTGTATAATGAATTGCTTTGGGATTATCTAGGTGATAATATTGATCTAAGCAATTCCACTCGAGTGGTATTGAACCTATCTCACTATCGTCTAACCACTTCAAATGATGAAAATCTATCCCGGGGACATGATCATTAAGATAATCCGGCGTCAAAATTTTATTTGATGGATGTTCATTGTTAAACACCATTAATGAAGCCCAGTTTTTTCTGAACGATTTGTGTTGAGCAACCCCATCCATTTTTACTTTTTTTAGAGGTAGATATGGAGGATGTTGAACCACACTGACTGCTTTAGTTGGATTGATAGATTCGAATATTTGAATAGGGTGTGCTAAAAACAAAAAATCACAATCAACGAACATGCTGAATCCCTTGAAGTCACAAAGATATGGAACCCAAAATCTAGTGAATGTAAAATCAGTTGATTGGGGCTCTCCGTGATCACGATGATACTCTTCGATATTTTCAGACTTCAACGCTATCGGCGCCGGGCCTTTAACCTCGAAATTACGTGTACGCCTTATAGAGAAATCACAAACTTCCCAAGCCTCATGTTCTCTTGCCTCGTAGCCGATGTATATTGGGAGTGTTGAGATAGATGTCAATTTGTTTCTCCAATTCTCTAATACGTTGGATCCCCTTATTCCGAATCTCATGAGGATTCATTTTTAAAAGATCACCTTCTTCATACTTAGACTTTACCAACGCCCATGGAAAAGCAGACTTCGTTATTTTTTTCTCAGAGAAAAGTACCATAGGAACTCTAAGGTATCTTGCTACCCACGCTGTGGATCCATGATACCCTATAGCAAGGAATGCTTTTCTATATTTATCTACAGCTTCTCCGATTGAGTCTGTATAGTCGCTATGAACAACATCAAATCCCCACTCGGTCTTGATCAGGGTTTCAATCTGAAGCCACTTATCCAAACCTACAGGATCCTTCCATTGTTTGTCTGGGTCATAATCACTAAACTGTTCTTTGTGCCCAGCCGTTGTATTCATAACAACATACGGCTTGCCAACATCAAGATTTTTTATCCTTGACCACCAAAGATTATGAAACTCAGAATTATCATCATAATTCGTATGGTTCCATGTAATGTCTTGATCGAACGATTGTTTGAGATATACCTTATGATATGGGATAGGCTGACAGATAGACCACAAGAACTTCAAACGTCCATCCAGCGTATCTTTGTCCTCAGGCTTGTATAGCTCTCCTCTCTTATGCTTCCAGCGCATATGGAGAGTTACATCATCACAATTCTTTTGAGCAATATTATGAGCATAGCATAAAGGGGAGATTATGTCACCATAACCTATCTTACCCTTCCATTCAATTGTTATCATATACCAAAGCTCTCACCACACCCACAAGAACTTGTTGCCATTGGATTACTAACTTTTAAAAACGAACCACCTAGCTCTTGAACGTAATCGATTTCTGATCCCATGATATGCAATTCGCTAACTAAATCGATAATCAAAAACAATTCTCGCACCGTATCCGATCCGTTTAGTCCAACGGATTGTGTACTACCCAGAGAGATTTTATGATCATCCGGATCAGGATCTTCTACTAATTCCCATTTATAATTAAGCCCACTACAACCACCACCTTCTACACCAAACCAAACATTATTCTTACCACTATTAATAGCAGTGTTCTTTAGATATGTTATTGCGCTATTTGTTAATGTGACTACGTTATTCATGTTCTCTCCTTAAATTAAGTGGAGGTTTCTGTTGCCAGGTACCTCCGAACCCCGATTAACTAAGCCGCGAGGGCAAAATCATCAGATGCAAAGTTATCGTTCGCATTTACTTTATTTGGTCTATGCGCGACCAACCGTGTGACTCCGACTTCCTATTTTCTAACTGTCGATCCTATTTCGCCCCCATCATAAAGACACTCCTCTAATATCCTTATGGTGGAGGCGCTGGGTACTGCCCCCAGGTCCAGTCTAGTTTTCAGTCCTCCTCAACATCACAATACTATTTATACATCATCTACTATACAAAGTCAACGAGCAATCCGTCCTTGAACATATTAACTGGATGAATTTTTCCATAGTACTCGTTTGACACCCAGGCCTGCTCTTCTTCATCAAAATCAAACCATGGAGATATACCCAAGATGATGTTGACTCTTTTTTGAGGGCGTTTCTTTTTTCTTACTACGGCATGTGGTTGTCCTGTATCAAAATGATACATATACCCAGGATGCATATGCATTTCATGATATAGCGTAGCTATCATCGTGCTATCATCAAAATATAAGGGAATATTTATCCTAAAATTCATATAGAAGGATTCGTCACGATGCCAATGAAGATCACCAGACATCATTTCTACAATGCGGCCACGGACAATCGTTCTGCCGCTGTTAATTATACCACCAAACACTTCCCCAAGGTAGCCCTCTTTACACGCTGGTGTAAGTCTGTTGAACCCGAGAGCGTCGCTATATGTATTCTTACCAGTTTGATTTTTTGCGGCTGGGTTATAATTCCATTTATGATAATAGTCTCTCTCATCTTCCCAAGTTTGTTTTGAGATTATATTATTCTTATATATCCAATCCCAAGCAGACCCCGCTCCTTGGTTATTGACTATCTGAAAAAACTCTGTCCTTAGATCAAGTATGTTGACCTGTTCAAATATCTTATTGCCTCTTTTACCGGCATACATCTCTGGTGGAAGATTATATTTTCTATTACCTAGGGTCTGACAGTTAATATCAATGTCCTGCTGACGAAAGTCTGGATTGTAGGTGATAGACAAACCACCCAGTCTTTCACTGCGTAGGTCCTTATCACCATATCCCTCACCGAAGTTCGCGACTAAGAATCCATGCCACCCATGCAAGGTGAATGCAGAATGAACTGCATTTTGCAACCCATGAGTTGCCAGGTTACATTCTTGCTCTATGATACCACAAGCGTTGATATTAAAACTGTCGATCCTCTCAGCGATGTCTGTATGACGTCTGATGAAAGAATCGACAGTATCGACTTCAGGTATTTCTGATTTGTAAAATTTATAGGTCAAAACTCACCTTTTGAAGGATCTCGTACATCACCTACGACGAGGCCTTTCTCGTGCCACATAGCAATAACTGCAGGTCGATCATCAAAAACCATCTGAGGCTTATACCCATCCTCATGAATCTTATCTAGGATCTCAGCTTTAACGATAGCATCCTTCCTAAAGTCTCGATTCGATCGAAGATACATAGGAATCTTATAATCCTCAAACTCTGGATCATAATCAAGCATACCCGGCATCCACTGAACCAGAGTCTTCCTTGTATCCTCCTCCTCATCCTTATGCCGAGCTGTGACAATAATTGTACCATGTCCAGCTGCTCTTAGAGCATTGAAGATAGTCATAACAGGAAGAATAGGCTCATCCCAATTCTTCTGTCTTGGGTCCCGAAACGCAGGCCAATCTTTAGGTTTTGTTTGAATGAACTTCAGCCGGTGTGTAATATCCAGCAAAGTGCCATCCACATCAAATAGATAATCCATAATATCCTCTTAAAAAAAATGGGGGGGCCGAAGCCCCCCATTTGATTAGGACGCTTCCGCATACTCCAGAACTTTGTCCAGAGCCCGAATCTTCAGATTCTTATTTGCTCCGTAGAAGTTGGAAGTCAACCGAGACTCCTGAGACTTGCCAATCTCATGATCAACCAAGTACGTAACAGCATTCAGAGCCTGCCACCACGAACCCTTAGCATACTCTGCACCGGGTTGAGTTTCCAGAACCTCAAAAGCCCGAAGAGCATTTTTAGAAGACTTACGCTCTTGATCTTCGAGATCCTTCTTGCTGTAGCCCGGAAATACTTCATCGAAATATTCAGCTACAATCTCATCCTTGTACGACTTCGTACCCAGGAACATCGCCATGTCCTTGAATGACTCCATCTTGTCAGACGCCAGGCCAAGCATCTCTTTGGCTAGGTCTGCATCAAATACCCTACGGTGATTGAAGCGGACTTTGCTTGTTGAGCCACCCTGGAGTGCAACGTTGATCGTATTCTGACAAACAACGCGCGTCAAGGTCTGTTGAATACCGATTCCACGACCATAAATATGTGGATTCGAGAACAGAAGATAACCTTCAATATTATCTCCACCAAACAGCTCGAACGTATCAGTCATCTTGGCAAGAGCCCAGACCCACTGACCATCTTTCAACGAACCGGCGGTTTCCATCTTCATGGCACCAACCTGACAAAACTCATCGAAAAAATCAAACGCTTCATCATTTTGGACTGGGTTCCAGTCGCCGGTGATGATCGTAAGAGGTTTCGCATCAGTTTCTCGAATCAACATCTTGTGACCTGATTCGATCCGTTCTCCTTGGAATTCAGCAAACACCGGAGCTTCAACAACCCGCCAGTCCAAACCAGCTGCTTTTTGAAACTCAGCAGGAGTGAGATCATCCTCAACCTGCACACCAAGACCATGCCAGGGAACCTTCCCCGCATACGCCATTTTGGCTTCACCATCTACTACTTCAATTTCGTGCGACATTTTTATCTCCTTTGTTGCACCATTCAATATACTTATTATACGCCTTTTTGAGTTCCGGTCAACGCTTAAAATCCCGGATCCTCAAAAATAACGATCTCGATAAGCTCTTTTACGAGCTTGCGGCCATAGTCGGTAAACAGGATCCCACGACCATATACGAAGGACTCAACGTCCTGGGAGTGGTTGAAAATCTCACCATCGGTGATCCACCTGAGAGCGGTCTCCCGGTCAGAGGCTCCATAACCCATGGTCTGCTTGACCTGAGCTTCGAATTCCTCGACACAGACCCGCTCACAGGCAGCCTCAGCCTCCTGTGACTCGACCATCTCATCAACGAGAGAGTCCCAGATGGCTTGCTTGCCATCGTTGGTGGACTGATTCCAGTCCCCCCAGAAATATTCTGAGCGGGGACGATACCCCCGGGCATCCTTATGGAGGTCCGAAAGGGACTGTTCGTCAAATGTGTACATCTCTGTTCTCCTCATCATTATATAAGTATCGCCTATATCCGTGTTCCGGTCAACGCTCTTCAACCACTTTTTTGCATAAAAATGAAATTAAATTTTTGCAGAATTCTGCGGTTTCGTATTTCGCAGTTTTCTGCGTTATATAAAATTACAAAATAATTCAAAAAAGTGGTTGAACAGCGTTGACTGGGTGCCGGATATATGCGACTATATAATCATGATAAAGATAATAGTTACATTGTTGATCACCGGTTTTGTCCTGTTTTGGCTAGCCAAAATCGCAGCGATCGTTTTCTTTGTGGTACTTGCAATATGATGGGAGAAAATACATGAGTTTACCTGGGGAAATAGAATCCGTGGTAGAGGCCTGGTATGAGGAATTTCTCGAGGAGGGATTAAGCAGCAACGAAGCCGCTGATAAAGCTCAAGAAAAATTCGAAAATGGCGGTGGATTCGCTGTTGACTAAGCCAGAGCTATATGCGATAATAAGATAATGAAAAAGATAGCAATATTTGACCTAGATGGTACCGTGATTAATTCTGACCACCGGACGCCCAATAAGGCAGATGGTACTTTGGATCTTGAGCGGTATTTTGAACTCAAAACCAGAGAAAATATTTTCAGGGATACGGTGCTGCCCTTAGCAGAGCGTATGAAGGAAATGTATGATTCCGGAGATTGGCATATCGTAATATGTACAGCCCGGGATATGGATCAAAATGATTTTGATTTCCTGGCTGATAATAATCTCAAATTTCACGAATGTTTCGACCGGAGCAATGTCCGGAAGAAATATCACTGGGGTCTTCCTGATGCCCAGTATAAAACCAAGCAGCTGAAGAAGTATAAGTATACCAGATATGTCTTCTTCGATGACGCAAGACCTATTATAGATATTTTTAGTACATATCCTAACGTAGATATGATTGATGCAACAATAGAGAATAAGAGATTAAAATATGGCACCTAGAAATGAAGTTTTTGAATTCCTCGATAACTTACGTGCAAGTGGAAAGGTTAATATGATGGAGGCTCCCAGACATCTGGAAGCTGCATTCCAATACACCCCCGAAGAAGCGAAGATGAATTTCTTCCAATGGACGCAACATTTACAAAGAGATGCAGATGCCCAAGCCAAAACTAAGCCGGCCTCTTCCTGGGGCGCGGCCCAAAAAGAAGTACAGGAAAAAGACACCTCTAACTGAGGAGGAAAGAGAAAAGCGCACAGCGCGCTTAGCTAAAGCTCGAGCTGCGAAAGGCCCAGTTGAGCACAAATCTGTGCATCCGGCCGTCTGTAGAGACGAGTCCTCTCCGGTTAATATTAAGAGCGTGAGGGTTTGGATTAAATCCAATCAAGAAAGACTTACTGCCGCTAGGCAGAATCTAAAACTCAATCCCAAAGATAGTTCTGTGATTGCAGAAGTGAGTATGCTCGATACGTATGTTCATGATATGCAGGCCTATCTGCGTTCTGGTGTGTGGTTGGCTCACCGGTGGGGTGAGAATCAAGAAGGTAAAATACAGAGAGTGTGTAAGGTTATGGCTTACCATTGGGAAGCTAACGATCCATATCTAGGAATGGTTAAACGAGACGTGGGAGTTATGTATCCTGATGTTGGAATATGGACTAAAGAGATGGATGACGACTATTATGATAAAGCACCGGCTGCAAAAAGCGTTCCCGTAAAGAAAACGAGGAAGAAGCGCCGTACGAAAAAGCCTAAATAGTGATGTATCCATCTATAAGAGGTAGTACATGTCGAATATTGTAGCGTTCCCGGGCGATTCAAAATTACATCCTCCCCAGAATGAAGAGGAGCTGAAAAGCCACGCACAATTAATAAGACAAAAGTTCATACAAAATCATGCTGTGGACTTTGCATTTGACGTTTTTAGAACACTAGAGACACATGGATTTGACTTGCAAACTGATGAACAAATTAAATATGATTTAGTATTAATAAGTGAAGCAATCAAATCAGCAATGACAAGATCCATGGGGATGAGGCATCCTCTCCAAGAATTTGCTCAGAACATTATCAATCTTAAAGATGCTGATATCAATTTTGATAATGAGGACAGTGAAGAAGAATAAATTATAGAGAATTTGATGAAAAACATAGGTGATTTTTAATGGCATATACTAGAGCACTCCACGAAATAGTAGATGAAGTGCGCAAATCCAAAAATGTAAAAATAAAGGCAGACATTCTTAAAAGTAATGAATCGTCTGCACTGATTGATTTACTTCAACTAACATACAATCCAACTATTCAATGGTTACTACCAGAGGGCAATCCTCCATACGAAGCAGCTGAAGGTGTGGACGAGGAAGGTAATGGTACTGATCTTGAAGGTGCCTTGATTGGCCAGATGCGAAAAATGAAATACTTCATTTCAGTAGATGGTAATGTTCTAGAAAATGTTAAACCAGCCAAACGAGAAGTGGTGTTTATCAGACTTCTAGAAACAATATCACCTAAGGATGCCAAATTAGTTCTTGAAATGAAGAATAGAAGCATTAAAGGCATTAGTCCTAATGTAGTAACAACCGCATTTCCCCAGGTCCAGGTAAAATAGGAATTAAATACATGACTCGGAAATCATACAAGCCACTCGAGTATGCTGACGACGACGAGTACTCTACATCGAAGAAAATTAAAGAAAGAGATCAAAATAGAAAGAAACAGCGTCAGTTGAGTAACGCGTTGAAATCTAAAGATCTAAATTATCTATTGAAATTAGAGGCCGAGGATTGATGCCAATTTACATAGTCACCAATACTGATAAGAATGAAACCTACGAAGTTAATATGAAGTGGGTCGAGTTAGAACAACATCTTAAAGACAACCCTAACCTTAGGCAAGAAATTACTGCGCCTGCCATTGTATCAGGCGTAGGTGGAATAAAGAAGGATGGTGGCTGGACTG